CGCGGCTGAGATTTTCTTTCGATACCGCCTGACTCAAGCTCTGCCACGTAGTCGTGCGCTCAACGATCTCGACGATGGCCTTGCGCACCATGTCGATCCCGACGAAGGTCAGCGCCGCCTGCTTGAGCATGTTGCCCAGCCCCTCCGCCCTTTGCTCCGACTCCGCGAGGTTGGTCGCGACCTTGTGCGTCTGATCGACAATGTGGTCCAGTCCTGCGTCTGTGGCGGCCATATAAAACTTTTGATGTTGACTAGATACCCTTGATCGTTTACAGTAGCGCCATGTTTATTGTTCCATTATTTCTCGGTCTGGCTGGCGCGGTCCAGCTAATTGAAGGCGCAGCCGAATACGCAGCAGGACACGCCAGCACCACCGCTTCGCGCACCCCGGCTCCCACCTTCCCTGCACCGGGCAGGCTGAGCCGCTGGCTGATAAAAGTGCTGCCTGACTGGTTTGTTACCGGCATAGCGATCATTTTGTTGCTCTGCTTCCCGGCGATGTGGGGCTTGCTCATCTACGCCGTCTTCAACCTCTAGTCGTCCAGCAGCGCCGCGACCACTTGCTTCGGCGTCACGGAATCTTTGATGGCGCTGGGCACCCTGCCCACCTTGTCCATGCTTTTCATCTTGCCGCCGGGCTTCTCGTGCGCCAGTTTCGCCCGCAGCTTGATCGAGGTCTTCCACTTGGCATCGGTTCCCGTTCCGCCGGTCTTGAAAGCCTCCTTGCTGCCCATCCGGGCGAACTTCAGGCCGGTCTTGCCCAGACCCAGCTTGGGCGCGTCATCCCGGCCTTCATGTCCGTGCCAGTCGCCACGACCACCCCAAGAGCCGACTCCGTGGCTTTCCTCAAGCATGGCGCGGGCGGTCTTGGCCTCGCCGACCTTCTGGGGCAGCCCTTTGCGCTTGGTTGCGGCGAACTTGTGCAGTTCACCCTTTCCGTGCATCGACTTGAACATCCGCTTGGATGCCCCGCGAAGCTCGCTCTTGGGCTTGTCGCCCTTTTCGACGGCGCGGGCAATGCCTGCCGCCCCCTGCTGTGCTTTTGATACAGATGGCATAGTTCTCAATTTTGACCGTTCCACCTAACTACGCCGGGTCCGTACTAGACCCTAAAAAATAAGTAAAAAATAATGTTGACTGGAACCGTATATCGTTTACAGTTGAATCAGTTCTGAGGCACTGTAGCCGCAGACAAATGAACAAAAATACAAAAATATGACATCAGCAAACTTAGTCCTCCATTGTGGCGCGGCCCATGTTGATCGCGCAATCATCCCCACCGTCAAAACCCCGGAGCATACCGAAACGTGGTATCCCATCCCGCACATCGACTTCATCACGCAGGTCGAGTCGGCCCTGACCGCCGCCAACATGCGTATTGTGGAACAGGCCCACAGCCTTACCAAAGAAGGCAACCGCTACTTCGGCCTGTTCCAAGTCTCCAACTGCCAGAGCACCGGAGACGACTACTCCTACGTGCTCGGCCTCCGCAACTCCCACGATAAATCCTTCCCCGCCGGTCTGGTCGTCGGCTCCCAAGTCTTCATCTGCGACAACCTCGCGTTCTCCGGCGAAATCCGCATCGCCCGCAAGCACACCAAATTCATCATGGATGACCTCCCCAAGCTGACCTCCAACGCCGTCGGAATGCTCGCCGAGAAATGGACCCTCATGAGCGACCGCATCGAGCGCTACAAGACGACCGAGATCAGTGACCGGGATGCCCACGACTTCGTGGTGCGCTCGCTGGACGTAGGTGCCACGACGTTGCAGCAGGTTCCGGCGATCATCAAGGAATGGCGCACGCCCCGGCACCCAGAATTCGCTGCCAGCAAGACCGCGTGGCGCTTGTTCAACGCCTTCACCGAGATCGGCAAGGAAACCAGCCTCGCCATGCTCCCGAAGCGCACGATCTCGCTCCACGGCCTCATGGACGCGCAGGTCGGATTCACCTACCGGACGGAAAAAGACCTCACCGCAGGCGCAACCGATGCCGAAGCTGCCATCAACAATTAACCATAGCGAACTAGGTAACTCGCCGTGGTAATAACCGGGGGTCGGCCCTCCAGCGGGGTCGACCCTTGGTGTTTTTCGACCAAAACCAAACCAGTTCTTAGCCTTAGAGGGTATGGCAGACTCTCAGGAAGCACCGAAGCCCAAGCCGACCAAGATCACTCAGGTCAGCTACGGGATGACTGTAAACACCGGAAACTACGAAACCGTCAGGTTCGACCTGACGGCTCAAGTAGCCCCGGACGAGGATTGGCGCGACGTTCTGGACTCGTTGAGGCGCAAGTCGCGCAAGCTCAAGGAGCGAATCCAGACCGACGGCGATTAGATAGCCGTAGCTGAGCCGGGGAAGCCGCGCTGGCTGCCCGCTTTGTTTGGCCCCGGATTGTCGCGGCTATGACCGGCGGCGCTGAACCCGGTACGGTAGTGCGCAGCGGCCAGCGTGTAGTCGTGCATCAGGCCGGGCGAGCGCTCGTCTGACAAACCATTCTCACCCAAGGCGCGGAGGACGAAAGCATCAGTGCCAAGGCTGGGCCAGACGCCGTTGCTGCCAGCCGCATTTTGGCCTTGGTCGTACCGAGCATTCGGATCGTAATTTAGCGTTGCCATGATTTTCTTATGTGTTGTTGAAACTGCGGGGAGCGCCCGCCACATTCCCGCCCCGGTTGGTGCGAGCAACCCCTGCTGCGTTGAAGCCAGTGCGGAAAGGAGCCAGTTGGCGCGTGCCATCTGTTTGCAGACCCATCAAAGGCGTGGGCAAGCCCATTTCCTCTGGGATGTGATTGACACCGTTGCTGCCCGCCGCATTCGGGCCATTGTCGTAGCGGGCATTCGGAGCATAATTCCAGTTCGCCATACGCAATAACTACGATGGCTGGTGCGCATTCACTCCGTAGTCGGGTCCAATGCTGCCAGTGATGGTGACCTCAACCGCCACGACCTGCGGGTACTTGTTGGGCGGGATCGCCCCGGCGGCGGCTGGACCCATCGACGGGATGCGCACGACCGGCTGGTTGGTGCCCTGACTGATACTGGTCGCCGTGAAGTTGTACAGGTCACGCGCAAAGACCTCTTTTTTGCTCGCGGTAGGCTGCGTGCGCCGCGCCATCTGCCAAGGTGTTGATTCAGCCATAAATCACCAGCCGCTACAGCCTCCGCCTTCAGCAACCCCACAGCTTCCGCCGCCGGGCGGAGTGCTGCCGCCTCCGTTACCGCCGCTGCCTCCAGAACCACTGCCCGGCCCGGTGCCGCCAGAACTGGAGCCGCCCGATCCATCACTGCTCGATGACTGGTGCGTGTTTACACCGTAGACCCCAGCAGTATTTGAGCCGGTGCTGCCTACCACAATCTTCTGAGGCTGGTACGGCCAATTAACGGTGCCGTGGCTGTACACGGTAACGATCTGCGGCTTCGTGTAGACTTTTTGCCCGGCGCTCGCCAACTGCCAAGGGGTGGGTTCAGCCATATTACTTCTTAACTACCGGCCTGCTCTTTATCATCTCAGCAATCACTACGGCCATTTTAGCAAGGAAGGCGCGGTCCTTGACTAACCAGCGCTCAAACGCAGCCAGCAGCCGCCGGTTGTCAGCTTCGCTGTCGTATGTCTCGCTCACGGTTTAACTACTTGGCGCTGTTCAAAAACCATATTAAAAATAAACGCCTATCGGTGTTGACAAGTGTTTACACAACACGTAATATGAAAGGAATATGAAATCCATATTAGCACCAAATCGGGTCGTCGGAAACGGCGACGAAACTGAAATCACAACTTCGCGCACCAATAAGGTGCCGAAGCTGAACATCAAAATCAACGCGCCCAACATCCAAGTGGCGAAGTTTGAAATCATCGGGACCACGCCGCTTGTGGTTCACCGATTCTCCAAAAAAGCCAAGGACAAAATGATTCACAACATGATGTTCCCGCCCAAGCCCGGAGCCAAGCCCAAGCGCGAACCGCTCGATCCTGAAGCTGAATACAACGCCGCCCGCTACATCAGCAAAGACGGGTGGGACGGCTTTAACGCCGCTGCGGTGCGCAACGCTATGATTAGCGCCTGCCGCCTCGCCGGGTTCAAAATGACCATCGCCAAGCTCAGCCTCTTTGTGATTGCTGACGGCGTGGACAAGCTCGAACCCCAGTACAATCTCGTGCGGATTCTCGGTGAGCGCGAGCGCTTCGACGCCATTGGCCGCCTCGACAACGGCTCGCCCAATCCGGTTTACCGGCCTCTTTACTTCCCGTGGAAAGCCGTACTCAAGATCGCGTTTGACCGCGACCAACTGAGTCTCCAAGACGTAGCCAACCTGCTCCACCGCGTTGGCAGCCAGATCGGCCTCTGTGAAGGTCGCTATGACAGCAAGAATTCCGCCGGTCAAGGTTGGGGCTGCTTCATGCTCGCTAAACAGCTAAAAGACGCATCATGAAAAACGTCAAAGTAATCAAAGAACTGAACCGCATCTCTCTGGAAAATGGCGGCCTCCTGCTGCCAGAAGATGTGGTCAAGGCCGCCCGCACCAAAACTTCACCCCTTCACAAACACTTCGAGTGGAATAACACGCGGGCGGCTACAGAGCACCGACTCTGGCAGGCCCGGCAACTTATCAGCGTTTGCGTGCAGATTTTGCCGGGCGTGACGGAACCGGTTTCGGTGTTCACATCACTTTCGACCGATAGGTCCAGCGGCGGAGGTTATCGCACGACCGTCGCGGTCTGCTCCAACGCTGAATTGCGTGAGCAAATGCTACAGGACGCATTACACGACCTGAACACGCTCCAGCGCCGGTACGCGCACCTGCGGCAGCTAACAGAAGTCTTCTCGGCGATCCGCAAGGCGCACAGGCGGTACGCCGCGTGATTTGGCATGGCTGAGTCCAGAGTCGATGGACAGGCGAGCAATGGTGTGGAGAGGCTGGCATAGACCGGCGCTGAACACTGAGGCGGCGTGATGTCTTCAGCAGAGAGGCACTGCTGGCACTGTGATGCTGCGCGAAGACAGGTCGGGACAGGCTAGGCTGGCAAGGCACAGCTATGCTACGCGATGGAAGCGTGGCGCGGCTGGCGCAGTAAAGCACGACCCGTTGTGGTCACGTATGGCCGGGCGCGGCTGGCGGGGCTTGGCATGGAATTGCTGGTTAGGTCCAGCGAGGCAACGTGACGTGAGCACTGGTCCGGTTCAGCGCGGCTGGCACGGCCCAGCTTAACTGGGATCGGTGCGGCGGCCCAGTGAAAGGCCCGCATCGGCACAAATTGGCATGGCTGGCGGGGATAGCAAAGCTCGGCTAAGTCGGGCATTGCGAAAATTGGCATGGAATGGCGCAGACCACATTGGCGAAGCGCAGCCCGGACATGCTGGCGAGGCTGGTCGGGGAACCGCTAAGTCTAGCTAAGACCGGTAAGGCTGGCTTAGTTTGGCATAGTTCGGCACCGACGGTAATGGAAATGAGCACTGTAGCGTGGTGCCGCATGGCGCGGCTGGTATGGCATGGAAAGGCGGTGTCCTGCTACGCTGGGTTCGGATAGGACAGGCTGGCAAGGCATCGCCGGGCGCTGCCCTTACTGGCGAGTTGTCGCTAAGTGAAGCACCGCAGGGCTGGCATGGCACGGCTGAGCCGTGCTGCGTTAGCTGGGTTAAGCGTAGCCTGAAAAGGGGAAGCCCCCGGAGGTCCGGGGGCTTCTTCGTAATCAGGTTGACGAGGGCGCTTAGCCAATCGTCTGACCAAATGCCGTCGGCGAATTTTGAACCAAGCCACGGCAGTACATCTTCGAGTTGACCATCTTCCGGGCGAAGCTGGTCGCAAACCCGCGCTGATGGATGAAATCAGGCAGGACGACATCCGGGGTCGTGTACAGCTTTTGATACTCGGCGAGAACGTAGCCGGTGGTCAAAAATTGATCGCCCTTGTGGCCGACCAGAAACTCGTTGGTCGGATAGTGCGGATCAGCGAACACCTTCTTGTTGCCGAGATCGCCGATGTAGGTGATGCCCTGCATCTGGACCCGGTTGTTCTTGGGCACGAACTGCGGCAGCGTGGCCACGACGGTCGCCGCTTGGAGGCCAAGCAGCAGCCAGTTGCCAGCGACCATGTTCGTCGCGCCGAAGATGAAGTTCGAGGCCGTCTCGAACGCGTCGATGATGCTGAACTTGTGGGTCTGGTAGTTCACCGCCGCCGGGGCGATGGCATCCCAAACCACGAAGCCAGCGTCGGCCTTCGCCCGCAGATCAAAAATAACTTGGCGGTGTTTTTGATACTGGAGGGCGTTGGTGAGCGCGTTGAGCAGAACGCTTTCGGCCTTGATGTTGTACATGGCCTGAAGGTTCTGGTCGGCTTCCTCGCTCCACAGCGTCTTGAGCTTCATCACCTTGGCGGTGACGGGCGTGCTGGAGAGCTTCATCTCGTAATCCTGAATGGCGAGGTTGCCCTCAGAATTGAACGCGTAGGTGAGCGAATACGCAGCGCTATTGTGAGCGCCGTCCGTGAACGTGAGCACACCGGCACCCGTGCCCTGATACACCAAAGTACCAATGGCGAGGTTGGTTGCCACGTCGATGATCTGGCCGTTGCCGTCATCGGCAATGGTCGTCGCTCCGCAGGTGCCACTCAGCGTGCCTGCGCGAACCGGGGTCCACTCCAGAACCAGCACTCCACCACCGCTGGTGGTGCCTGCTTCGTCCTGAATGACCTCATCGCCGTCATCGTCGCGGTCGACGGCACCCTGCAAGGCACGCCACATGGGCGAGCCAGCCGGGGTGCGACCCTTGCGGCGACCGGTCACGATGTCCATGTACACGATCTGCGACACAGGACCGGCCATCGGTTGCAGGGCAACCAGTTGGTCGATCACGTCGTTCTCGGACATGTTCGCGATCACGGGGAAAATCCACTTGTCGAACGTTCCCAGTGAGGTCGTACGGGTCACTTCGTCGAGGCGACCGAAGCGATTGCGGCAGTTCTCCAGCATGATCGCTGCGATGGGCCGCTTGTGTTCGGGCATGTGCTGGACGAATTCCTTCCAGCCTTTGGCTTCCCAAAGGCCACGGGAGTTCTTCTCAGGAATGCCGAGTGATGTTTCAGCGAGGCGGTAGCCCCACTCCAAAACGTCCATGAAACGGGAAATGTGCCCGCCATCAGACGCCAGTACCGGTCTTCCACTTTCAGTCAGAATTACCATATTATTTAATTGTTATGTGGTTGATGTATTGGTGTGTTACTTGGCGGCGGGTGCTGCTCCGCTGAGCCGTCTCACCAGTTCCACGGACTCATTCACTGCCCTCACGGACAGATCAGCGCGGTCGTGCTGGAGCACCCTTGCTTCAGTGACCGGCTGAGCGGCCTCTTTCTTGCCATCCTTGGCTTCGTTCTTCACGTCACCGGGAGCTTTGGCAACATCGGTAGAAGCACTGGCCGCCGGAGCGCCCTTCTGCTTCTCGTCTTTGATCGCTTCCTTGCCGGGAGCTTCGCCTTCGGCGGGCGTCTTCAGCGCGTCAGCTTCTTCGACACCTTTCTTCGGCTTGCCTTCCAGCGTCTCGCGGATGGCAACGATATGGCGGAGGCGGCTGGCCTCTTTGAGTTGCTTCTGGATTTCGGGCGTCTGCGCCTTTTCCTTGAACTCCAGAACGATCAGACGGCGACCGAGTTCGGTCACGTCCTCGTGGTAGCGGGCCGCCATGAGGTCCAGAGCTTCGCAGGACGTGTCGAAATCCTTTTCGAGCGTCACGAACTTTTGCTTCCGGCTCTCGGCGATGCGCTGCCAGCCCTGACCGCGACGGGTCAGTTCTTCGATCATCTTCACCCGGCTGCCATCAGCCTTGAGTGATTCACCCAGCTTCTTCTTGTAGGTGACCGCAGTCGAGGCGACCGCGTTGATGACCCGCATGAGCTTGTTGTTCTGCTCGCCAAGGCGCTTGACCTCTTTCTTGGGAGCCTTGATGGTTTCGCTGTATGTCTCAGTGATCTCATCGAGTTCCTTGTGGAGCTTCGTCGCTTCCCAAGAACGCTTGGGATCGGCGGCAGCCCACTCGGCGACCTGCTGATGCAGTTCCTCGACTTGGGTCATGGACTCAGCGAACCGCTTTGGCTTTTGGGGATCAGCATTCCGCAGGGAATCGACCCTCAGCTTAATTTCGTTTAGTTCCATATTCTTTTTGGATGTTTCTGGTTTGCTGGCCGGTTTTATTTC